GTTGTCAAAGTCTAAGAATCGTTTACGATCAATCTGTTCTTTGTACCAAGCTAATGTTTCATGTTCTTGTGTAAACATGTAAAGCGTATTTACAAACAAGTATTTGACCTTCTTCATTTGTAGGAAGAATTGTAATTGAGTAACGTAGGTTGCGCTGAGTATTTCTAGGTACAACTCGTTATCAGCCATGAATCTATGATAACCTTCAATAAAGTCTTGTTCTTTAGAACCGTTACCTTTGTAGCCCATATTGATTCTGATGTAGTCATCATGGGTAGTGCTGTACCAATCTACATGTTTATCCCATTCTTGATTGTACCATGTCTTTTGATAGAAGGGAACTTCCATTCTAATACCATCAGCCCAGCCTACAAGTACAAATACTTCACTGTATGGATCGTAATTGTTATTAAACCAATCTAGGACACTTCTGACGACACCGCCATTTGCCGAACCTGCAATTGCAATGTTTACTGGTTCATATCCTAGCTTTTGTGCTAGCAGATTACCAAAGCTATTCTGTCGATTGTATGGACTATCACTTGATCCATCAATCTCAGATCCTGCAGGGTCGCTACCACCTGCAATCAACATTATTTTTTTACTCATTCATTTTTCTCAATTGTTTAATTACATTTTCATATACAGTACGATTACCTATTTCATCGTAATGATTGATTGACCCCCTATGTTTACTGAACAAATCTTTGAAGTTTAAAAAATTCTCAAACTTATATAGATTTTTCCAGTCAATATGTGAAACATGCAGGGTCTTAATAGGACAATATGCCTCAATCTCTTGCAATAATAGATTATGCATGTGTTCTGCATATTCTACATCAAAGTACTTGTCAAAGTATTCTATTACGGGCTGTAACTCAGGGTGATTGGGTAGATGTTCCAATACGTCAGTATATAGTAAACAGCTATTTTTGTGTAACTTGTCTTTACTATGTACCGGATGTTCGTTCACATAAAGGCGAAAGGGGCTAGTATGTGACACTAGCACCAAATCAAATTTATCTATGTCTACGGACTGTAATTGCTTTAGGATTTTGTATTCACTACAACCCGCTTGTGCAAGATTTGTTACTTTGTAATCTTGCTCAAGCAGATTGACCCAACCTACACCTTTTACTTTAACAGTCCAATCTGCGGCAAAGCTATCGCCACAGATCAGAAGTTTAGTCATTAAAACGCTTTCAGAATTATCATAGCATCATTGAACCTACCATTAGGGCTAGTTGCAACTGCCTTGATATCTTTGAAGTATTTACGTGCGGCCGGCTTGCTACCCATAATTTCTTTAATTTGTTCAGCAGGTTTACGCAGTGTTTTGACTTCACTTTGATTGTTGTCAAACCCTAGCAATGTGTTACCTTTGACTGTAAAAGTCTTAGAGTATTCATCGGCAAGATAGTGATGCAGTTTACGCTTGGCAGTATCATACACCCATGCTTCGCTAGCACCATGCAGTTTGATCGGATGCAAACTAATCAAATCAAGCTTTGTTGCGGCATCTTTAAACGCCTTCATAAACTTGAGTTTAGCTACAATCTTTTCAACAGGCACTGCCTTACGTGTTCGAGGCTTAGCTTTAGCGGCTTTCTTGATAGAAACGTAACTGTTGAAGTCACTCAAACACTGGTCAATAAACTTGAGAATGTTTTTAAGTTGAGTCTTGGTGTAATGACTATAAGCTTGAACCAACTGAGAGTCCTTACCCTGCATTGCTTCCTCAATTTCATTACGCTTACGATTCCATGCATCAGTGAAAATGTAGATATGTTGGGGCAATACATTCTTCTTAGCCAATTCATCTAGAGGCTTGAAGTTGAAAGTAGACTTTGCACCTGCAAGTAAGTAGTCATCGAACATGCCTTCAATTTCACCTGCGGCTTCACGTGCCTTTTCCTTCATGATTTCTTGCACGTTGGGTCGAGAAACCTCTACTTTTACTTCAGGTTTCTTATTAACCTTGAGTTGACTTTCTTTGTATTCAGGATCAGTCACACTCTTAACAAGACGGTTGATTTCATCTTGCAATCGTTTATTTTCCTCATCAGTGAGTTGCAACCCACGCAACGTCAGTCGGGCTAGCCAACACAAACTTGGATTGAGGTTACTTTCATCAACCTTACGAACGACTTTAGCTAGTCCATCATTACCAGTTAAGTCAAGATATTGAACAATCAAATCTTTTGCGTCTTTACGACCATAGAATCGGCTATACCAATTGAATGACCGAATTAGTTCAATGTTCCGATTCTCAGGCTGAACAATGAACGCAGGTTCAGCACCAAAATATTTTGTGTCTGCATCTTTTGGGTCAAGTGTTTTGACACCGAGAGTATCGACTAGTTTTTTGATCGTTTTGCGAGTTGCCATTTTTGCTCCGTTTTTGCAAGGTATATCGTATTATATATCATTGTCCATTTATTGTCAAGCCTTACCTGCGATAAATACTATATGCCAAGATTAAGCCTATACCGCGAAAACAAGCAAAACGACTATCGTTTTTTGGACAGAACTGTTTCTGAACAATTGACTGTGGGCGGCACCGACTTGTACATTCACAAATATTTGGGACCTACAAGTCAAGGACCTAGTACTGATTATACGCAACCTCAGTATGATAAGCTAGACCCAACCAACATTCAAGATTTATTATTCTTAGAAAACAGGGATCGCACGTATGATCCTAATATCTATAGATTACGTGGTCATTACAATGTTCAAAATTTGGATTTTGACTTGTCACAGTTTGGTTTATTCTTAAACAATGATATTATCTTCGTTACTGTTCATTACAATGACATGATTGATATCGTAGGTCGTAAATTGATGGTTGGTGATGTACTTGAATTACCTCACTTGCTTGATTATAATCCATTGAAAGAAACAATACCTGTTGCATTGAAACGTTTCATGCAAATTACTGATGCTAACTATGCGTCAGAAGGCTTTAGTCAAACTTGGTTCCCTCATCTATGGCGCATCAAGTGCGAACCTTTAGTTGACAGTGAAGAATTTAGTCAGATTTTACAGCAACCAATTAACCAAGACACTTATTTGGGCAATTGGGATGTTACTAAGACATATCCTGCAGGATACGTCATCACGTATGGTGACAAAAACTACAAAGCATTAGTTGAAGTGCCAATTGGTATTGCACCACCTAACGCAACATATTGGGAACTTGATACCGCTGACAATCTTAAAGATATCTTATCAACATACAACAAGAATATTCAAATCAACAATGCGGCATTGCAGGAAGCACAACGTATCGTTCCTAAAGCAGGCTACGATAACAGCAAATTGTATGTTGTACCGACATACGGTGCATATTCAGAGAATGGTCAATTATCCGGTAAGATAAATCAGCCGGCGCCACCTACTAACATAATAACATCATCTATAAACATTACAGGTACCGTTGCGATGATGCGTAACCCTGAGTTTAAGAATCCTAGTCCAGTAATCAAAATTCCCAAAGCTTCTCTAAAGAGTATTTGGGACATGACAGTGGATATGGATCATACTGAACAATTAGATAAATTTGTTCAGGCAAGTCTACAATTAATAGAAACAACACCTGAAAGAATGGGTACAGGTTCAGGTCCGGTTAAGGGAGCTATGATTCTATCTGTACATAGCTTGGGTGCTATTACAGGACCATACGGTACTGCTGACAACACTTATGCTACTGCTGACCAAAATCCAGAGGCTCCAGGATTCACCGGTGATATTACACAACAAATGGACTATCGTGCAGATTGTGATCCTAGATTTCAGTATATAGCACGTGCTACACCTAGGTCGTTTGGTTATAGCGCAGGATATTTAACTGGCGACGGACAAGCTCCAAATGGAATGCCTACTGGGTCTGGCATATCATTCCCTCAGAATCAACAAGTGGGTGACTACTTCTTACGTATTGACTATTCACCTCAAATACTATTCCGTTGGGACGGTGCAATGTGGGTTCGCATCTCTGAAAACGTAAGAACGGATACGGGCTTCACTTACGATGATAAATCATTATTGTCAGGATACATTAATAATGAAGATGAGATTTATCTACAGCAACAAGACAAGTATGTTCCACAAGCTCAAGGATTGTCTACAATACTTCAATTATCACCTGACCCACTACCACCGATAGAATAACAAATGGCACAATACTTTTACGATAATCAAATCCGCAGGTTCTTAATTCAATTTGCGAAAATCTTTAGCAACTGGTCCGTTACTAAAGGTAAAGATCCTGCAGGTAATGAAATTCTTGTACGTGTACCTATGATGTACGGAGATTCAAGTCGTCAAGCAAGTACTATTCTTGCTAATAACAGTGCAAGTAATTTACCAAGTGCTCCTTTAATTACATATTACATCAGTGGGTTAGAATATGACCAACGTAGAACACAAGATCCTACATACGTAGACAAGATGACTGTTCGCCAACGTTCGTACAATGCAACCACACAAAGCTATGAAACCACACAAGGACAGGCCTTTACTATTGAACGATTGATGCCTGTTCCATATACATTGCGTATCACTGTAGACTTCTGGACTACTAACTACCAACAAAAACTAGAGTTGATAGAACAGTTAGGTACATTATTCAATCCATCATTAGAGATTCAATCTACTGATAACTTCATTGACTGGACATCTTTGAGTGTTGTTTATCAAGACGGATTAACATTTAGTAGTCGTAGCATTCCACAAGGTACAGGTAATCCTATTGACGTTATGAGTTGGAAGTTCTACATGCCTATCTGGTTGAGTACAAGTTCTAAGCTCAAGAAGATGGGAGTTATTCAGAAGATTATTGCAAGTATTTTTGGAACTACTGCACTACAGGATATACAGAACGATGATTTATTGTTAGGTACTAGACAAAAGATAACGCCATATGGATACAAACTGTTATTACTAAACAACACATTACAATTATTGCCGGCAAATCAATCATCTGACGAACCAATAACAACACAATGTGGTGAGGTGCCGGGGCAATATTTACAAACACCTACACCTCCTAACACAACATTGTATTGGCCTTCACTATTGAATATGTACGGAGCAATCAAGCCCGGAATTAGTCAAATCTGGTTAGAACATCCTTACATGGATACAGAAATTGTGGGTACTATTGTAGTGGATCCATTAGATGAGAGATTGTTGATATATAATATCGATCCTGACACGTTACCTCAAAATACACTAGCACCGGTAGACAGTGTTATTAATCCACTAGTCACTGGACCTGGTGCTGGTCTACCTGCCCCTACACCAGGTAGACGTTATTTAATTGTTGAAAACATTGGTGGTAATGCACCAACAGTAGCATGGGGTAACGTTGTTGCACAAGCAAATGATATTATTGAATATGACTTTGATGCAAGCGAACAACAATCGAGTACGTTACTAACTTAACAACTAACGTACAATATCGTTGGGTTCCGCAGGAAGGTGCCTGGATGAAGTCATACGAAGGTTGGTACGGTCAGGGAGATTATTCTATAGTGATTTAAAACTGATAAATCATTATATGAGTACATCTGCTGGCATCTTCTTTTATTGCAAAAATACTTTTAGGTATCTTTATCTATTGCGTACAGATAAACATCCTAGTTGGAGTATGCCCGGCGGTAAGATAGAGAATGATGAAACATTGCTTGAAGGTCTTGAACGTGAATGTATTGAAGAAATGCAAATCTTTGATAAAGATTGGAAGCTTGTCCCTATTCAAAAGTTTGTAAACGGAAACTTTACGTATCACACATTCTTTTGTTCAGTAAATGAAGAATTCAGACCTATATTAAATGATGAGCATTGTGGCTACGCTTGGGTCCGAGAAGAACACTATCCTAGACCACTACATCCAGGATTGTTTAATACAGTAAACTTTGACGTAGTACAAGAGAAACTAAACACATTAACAAAAAAGGGGCAATAAGCCCCTTTTTTAATTTGACAACAATTTTGCAATTGTGTCATATCCCAATGATCCGAGAACGATTCCCGCTCCCATCATCATCCATCGCCATTTCTCTAATGCAGAAATTTTGTCAGACATTGATTTATGAGCCGTTGAACTTGCATCTTTTATTTCTTTAAGAGTCTTTTGATTCTCTTCGGCATGGTCGTCAATAATCTTGCGCAGGTCCTTCATGTCCTCTTTAATTTCACCAACTTTTTGCTCGATGTTTTCAACTTGGACTTGAAGAACCGCAACCTCAGTTTCGGTCTGTTGGAACTTAACTGTTTTTGAGGTTGCCATGATTATGCGTTGTTAATAGTTACGATTGGATTAGGTTGTCCACCGTATGTATTTGCCGCATACGCTGTACCGAATGTTGCAATAACATCAGGGTTAACGTCAGACAATACAGCAAGACCTGTACCAGAACCACCAGCCGATGTAGCAGTGAATGTTACACCAGTGATGTTAGAGGATGCACCGTATGATGTCCATGATGTGTCACCTGTGTAATAAATCGTGTATACAGAACCAGGAGTCAATGAACCATCAGCAATAGTTGCTGGGAACACTTCAGAGTTATAGTCATTAACAGACGCAATGTAATTTGTACCAGATGCCGCATTTGTAGAAATGATAGACATTGTGTTTGGTGTCAATGCTGTATTAGCAACGTTAGCAGTGTAAACTGCACCTGTGATACCACTAGTAGTACCTGTTACCAAGTATTTTGTCTTACCCTTTTGACGAACGATGAAGCCTGTCTCTGGGGTTGCATAGATGAATGAAGAACCCGATGCCGCTACAGCCGCATTTGCAACTAATTCGACAACATCTTGCTGTGCGTCTGGAGTACCAGTGGCATTTGATAGATCGACTTCTGCACCAGCTAATGTTTCAGAAACAGTGAACGCGGCTGCATTAGCAATTGCTTTAACAAAATAAATTTGACCAGAAACTAGACCACCTAAATTAGCAGTAAATCTTACCGTTCCATTAGCAAGCAATGTTTG